AGTAAAATGAAAAACTATAGTAAACAAGCAGTAGAAAAATACTGGACTAAATTAATAACAAAACATTTAGTCGGCAGAAGAATAACAAAAGTTGAATATATTGGAGATGATGAGATGCAAGAAAACATGTGGTATAAAAAACCAATAGCCATACAATTAGATGGAACTGACTGGTTAATACCCATGATGGATGATGAAGGCAATGATGGTGGTGCAATACAAACTACAATTTCAGAAATAGAAACAATACCAGTAATATGAAAATAACAGAATTAATTGACGAATTAGAAGAGCTAAAAAAACAAGGTAAAACACATTTAACATTATTAGGAAACACTAGTAATGGAGAAGATGATGACTTTGATATACAGTTTAATAATTTAGAAGTGTGGAATGATGGAGAAACTACTGCAACTTTATTTATGAGTATAATATGAAGTCGTACCTTCTTAAAAAACTTATACCAGGCTACAAGCTAGGTCCAGAACACAAGGACAAACAGCTTGTGGCTCTGCCGTATAAATACAATGGTACAAAAATACTTGTCAAGCATAGTGACAAGAAAATGATTATAGATCAAAACATTCCATTACTAGGAGAACAAACGTTTCCTGATAAGTTTGGTAGAGATAAAACATATACACTATACTATTACGAATGGGATACAGAATCACATAAACAAATAAAATTAGAACTATGACAGCAACTCAAATTTCAGGTTATCTAAAAGATACTTATGGCGAATGTAGATATGATGCTTATGCTATGTCAAAAGCCATAAACAAATTTAGTAAAAACATAAATAGCTATATTTCTTTTGATGGAGACGAATATGCTTTAAAATGGAATTTATTTCATTTATTAGTAGAAAACAAACCAATACCAGAATTATATACACATAGTTATGGATTTCACACAAGAAATGGTAGATTTATAATAGAAAAATTAAAAGAATATTATTATGAAAAAATCAAGTAATCCTTCGGTAAGGATAAAACGAGCTATCAAAGAATTATCTGATGCTAACAAATACAATCTTGGTAATGTTTTATTTGAACAAATTATTGCTATAGGTATTGTTACAACAGAAAATGAATTAGATAAACAAAAATCAAGTAACAAAAGATCAATTATACATCCTAGCTTATATGAAGATGTTATTGATATTTTAAGAAAACATTTAGATCAAATAAATGAACCTACTTACGCAAAACAGCAAGCTTAAAAAAACATCTAAAGAGCTTGGTGTTAAAGTATACAACTTTGGTATACCTGCATACAAATCTGCTAGTGGTAAGCTAACTTGTCCTTTTGCTGACGAGTGTGTAAAGTTTTGTTACGCAAAGAAAGGCGCATACATATGGAGTAACGTGCAGCCTGCCTTTGAAAAACGATACCAGCTTACACTAACAGATCAATTTGTAGAAATAATGTCCAAAGAAATTCAAAAAAAACAACCAGACTTTGTACGTGTACATGACTCTGGCGATTACTATTCACCTAAGTATTTACAAAAGTGGATAGATATTGCAATAATACATCACGCAGTTAAGTTTTACAGCTATACTAATTGCGTAAAAATGCTCAAAGAAGCAAAGCTACCAGATAACTATGATATTATATTTTCTGATAGTGGTAAACAAAAACACCTGATTAACAGGAAAATAGATAGACATACAAAAATATTTGAAAATTATCAAGAACTACTAGATAATAATTATATCAATGCATCACAAATAGACTTGTA